TTTAACGAACGTGTTTATGAAGCTGTAGAATTTATAGATAATGGCCAAGGGATTATAGAAATAGAACCAAACAGACAGCTAATAGAAAAAACAAGCATTGCTAATAAAGTAACAAAGTCGAAAGAAGAATTGTGGCAACTAAGGGCGATGCTTCATAAGCTGCGTGGGCGGCAGGGTGCTTTTTGGATTCCAAGCTTTAGAAACGAACTTCAGCTTGTGGATAAAATAGAAGCACAATCAGTTTTGGCAAAAGTTAAAAATATTGGATTGTCAAGTTTTGGAAAGTTTCCTATAAGCACATTGATGACTGTAAAAGAAAACAATTCGGTGTATAATGTATATGTAAAGATATTAAACGCAACGCCAGGCCCCAATGGCGACTATGAAAATATAACTTTAAATCGATCTATATATCAAAACGTTCCGTGGGGTAGTCGTGATATTTATCCTGAAGACGTAATAAGGTGGAACTTTTTAGATTTAGTTAGACTTGATACCGACCAGGTAACAATAAAGCACGAAGGTAAAATAGCGAAATGTTCAATACCAATTAGGACGGTGGCATAATGTCTTTAGTCGATTTTAGAATACAAGAAACCGCAAAAGATACAGGAAAGCCGTTCGAACTTTATGAATTCACATACGGAAATACTGTATACAGATATAACACGACGGCAAGTGAAATAGAAGCAGAAGGGAAATGGTATTCGCCTGCACCAATATCACGTGAAGCGTTTTCTTTAACAGGTGACGCCAGGCGTTCCCAGCTTGTTATTAACGTATCTTCTAATTTTAAAATTGCACAGTTTTTGAAAGCTGGAACGCCAGCATCGCCCATTTTGGTGACTATAAAAAAGAAACACATCAGAAGTTCGGTAGCTGATTCTGATATTATAACAGAATGGATTGGAAGAATAATTTTTGCAGAATGGTTGCACAGCGGCGTGAAGCTTTATTGTGAATCGTACTATACTTCAATACAGGGAAACGCTAATACAAGATATTATAATTATTTATGTACCCACACTTTGTTTGGCGAATCTTGCAAAGTCAATAGGGAAAGTTACAAAATAACAGCTTTAGTTGATACAGTCAACGGAACAAACATTGTATCTTCCGCTTTTGCTTCAAAACCAGACAAGTATTTTACTGGTGGCTATTTATTGTTTGATGAAACTTCAACTGGCCTGCAGCACACACGATATATCAGCGCCCATACAGGTGATACAATCACACTAACGAACCAAATTCCTGAATTGGCGGCAGGAATGTATGTAACTGCATACCCTGGTTGTGACCACACGCACGCCACTTGCAAGAATAAATTTAATAATGTTTTGAATTTTGGTGGTTTTCCATGGATTCCAACAAGGAACCCATTTACTTCTACAAGTCCTATTTTTTAAGGAGTGATGTTGAATGAATATATGGGTAGCGTTAGGACTTGGTCTACTTTTTAGTTATTTGTCTTTCCTTCTTAGGCCGAAACCGTCAGCACCGCCGCCTTCTACAATAGAAACTTCAGACGTTCCAGTGGTAGACGCTTCATCGCCAATACCACGTATATATGGAACGGTTTGGATAAAGTCTCCCAACGTTGTTTGGTATGGTGACTTGAGAACGGTTCCAATTAAGAAAAGCGAGAATTTTAAATGAAAATTTATGCACGTGACGCTGTTGAGCTTGGATATTGCGTAAAAGGTATAAAAGAATTTTGTAATAAGTATTGCATTGACTTCAAAGAACTGGTAAAATATGGTGTAGAAGAAGAAGTGTTAAAAGAAACAGGAGATGCAATGGCTTTAAAAGTAATAGAAAAAGTAAAAAGCAGGAGTGATACATAATGGGCGGCGGCGGAAAAGGAAAAGTAGAAGTAACAATAGGCTACAAATATTATGCAGGACTTCACATGGTTTTTTGTGATGCCGCCGATCGACTTTTGGCTATTGCTGTTGGCGACAAAATAGCCTGGACTGGAAACGTATATTCAAACACAACCATAACTATTAACAAACCAGACTTATTCGGCGGCGAAGGAAGGGAAGGTGGGATACAGGGAAATGTTGACGTAATGTTCGGAAAAGACAACCAAGGACAAAACGAATATCTACGAAATAAATTAGGAAGTGATATCCCTGCCTTCCGTGGTGTTGTATCGCTTGTTGGCAAACAGTTATACCTGTCCGCCCTAAATCCTTATATAAAACCATGGAAAGCAAGATTTAGTAGGTTCCCTGATTTAGAAGGGTCGTTTTGGGGGCATTACCATAGTAACATAAATGGTAACGCAAACCCTGCACATATTATACACGAAGTTATTTTGAAAAACGGATTAGGACCGACCGATATAAATTCCTTTGAAAATGTGGCACGAAAGCTTCACGAAGAAAACTTAGGAATAAGCATAGCATGGACCGGCGGTTCTATCGAAGACTTTATACAAACAATACTTAATCATATTAGTGGCGTGCTTTTTGTAAATCCAACGACAGGCAAGTTTGAAATAAAACTAATCAGAAACGATTATAATATAGACAGTCTTATGGTTTTAGATGAATCTTCAATAAAAGAATTGGTTAGTTACCAACGTATAGCCCTTTCCGACACGATAAATCAATTAACAGTTTACTATACCGACTTTGAAACTGGCGATGAAAGAAGCGTAACAGTTCAAAATCTTGCAAACATTGCAGCACAAGGGAAGGTTGTTACAGATGAAAGAAAATATTTAGGAATAACAAACCTGACAACTGCAACACAACTGGCAATGCGAGACTTAAAGGCGTCATCGTCAATGTTAAGTAAACTAACTATAAAAGTAAATCGCAAAGCTTTCGAATTATTGCCAGGTGATGTTTTTGTATTTAAATGGCCAAAACTTGGTATAGAAAGAATGGTTTTTCGTGTTGGTGAAATCAATTATGGAACTTTAACAGACGGAACAATAACTATAGATGCTATCGAAGACGTTTATTCCCTTCCTGAAGCGTCTTATATTGAAACGCCAATACAATATTGGGAAGACCCTGTTAAGGAGCCGTCCCCATGTCCACACCAAAAAATGTTCGAAGTTCCGTATTATGACTTGGTCAGGTCTTTGCCGCCTGCAGACTTTGACTATTTACCTAAAAACAGCGGCATTGGCTATGTTGGTGCTGTTGGTTCTCGTCCTTCTGGTTCCGCTTTAAATTATGAGTTTTATACTGCAACTTCTTCTTCAGGAACTTATACCCACAGGGACACTGAAACTTTTTGTCCTGTTGCTTTTTTAGCGTCTTCAGTTGGATATACAGAAGACACTTGGCAAATAACAAACGGAACAGATTTAGACCTTGTGGTGCCAGGTAATACGCAATACGCTATTGTCGATGATGAAATAATTAGAATTGACGATATATCTTCTTCAGGAACAAGTATAGATGTGAAAAGGGGGTGTCTTGACACAGTTGTGAAGCCACATCAAATTGGAGCGGTTATTTTCTTTGTTAGCGGATGGCAAACTGTAGACCAGACGGAAAGAATATCAGGACAAACAGTATACGGAAAACTTTTAACACGAACTGGGAAGGGACTTCTTTCACTTCAGCAAGCTGAATATATGCGAGTTAAATTATCAGACCGTTTTGATAGACCATATCCGCCGGCCGGTTTTAAAATAAATAACGTATTATATCCTGACGGTTTAGAAATGGAAGGAAAATTAACTCTTAGCTGGAAACACAGGGATAGAACCCAACAAACCGCTTATATAGTTGGTGATAATGAAGGAAGTATAGGACCTGAAGAAGGAACGACGTATACGGTAGAAATAAGAAGGGCGTCGAACAATACTTTTATCTATAAAAAAGAAAACATAACAGACAATACAACAACGATTCAAGCTACCGATATAAACGTTGATACTACAATATTCGTCGACTTATGGTCCGTACGTGATGGTTATGATTCTTGGCAAAAACACAGAATCCCAATAGAATATTATCGTGCGCCAAGGCGTATCGACCAAAACGGCGAAATAAGAACTACTGAAGATGGGATAATAAGAATAACGGAAGGATGATGAAAAATGGCGTTAAAAATATCAGAAATTGGAACAAAACTAACTTCAATAATCAATGAAACACTTGTGGAAGTTTCGGAAAAAAATGGCTCAACATATATAACTAAAAAATTCGACCTAAAACAACTTGTTGATTCAATAAATAATCTTTCTACAGCAATAAATAATTTAAACGAAAACTTAAACAACCTTAATGCAAACCAAATTCCATACGATGGAACAAATTCAGGGCTTACTGCTACAAATATCCAGGCGGCTATTGACGAGCTAAAAGCTATGATAAACGGTGGTGTATAAAAATGAAATTCGACAAGGCTTTTCAAATAATATTAGGTTTTGAAGGCGGTTATAGCAACGACCCATCAGACCTTGGTGGCGAAACTAATTTTGGAATAACCGCTGGAA